GTTGAATTGCTAGATCGCACATCACCTGCATTCTTTGATGAACTCGTTCGCAACATGGGCGCAGCATACGCAAAGGCTACAGATGCAGCAGTTAACGCAGCGTTGATCACAGGCGCAACAGCAGACGGAACAACCACAGTTACTTACCCAACAGCAGCAGAACTTCTTGGAATTGTTGCTCGCGGTTCAGCTTCTGTATATGGCGCAACACTTGGTCTGCCTAACCCATTCGCTCGCAACATGATCGTTAACACTTCACAGTGGTCAAACATCATGACATTGAACGATGCAGGTCGCCCTATCTACACAGCCTCACAGCCAATGAACGCAGGCGGAGTAGTATCTCCAACAGCGCTACAAGGCAATGTTGCAGGACTCAACCTCTATGTAACACCTAACACAGCTGCTGGAACTGACACAGATGGTTCTATCATCATCGTGAACCCAGATGCTTACACATGGTACGAGTCACCAACTTACCGCCTACGCGCAGAGTCAACAGCCGCAGGTCAAATCACTATCGGTTACTACGGCTATGGCGCTATCGCAACTAAGGTTGCAGCAGGCGCATTCAAGAACAACAAGCAATAAGTAACACTTAAGTCACTGGCGGGGTAGTGCCCTTCTACCCCGCCAGTCTTTAGAAAGAAGGAAGCATGGCACTCACCACAGTCTCAGAGTTACGCACCGCCCTTGGCGTTGGCACTCTCTATGCTGATGCAGTCCTGCAACAAGTCTGCGATGCCGCAGATAATGTTCTGCTTCCTTTTATCTGGTCTAATACTCTTTCAATTATTGCCCATAGCAACACAGCAAGCACCGGCACTTCTTATTTTCAGGACTCTATTGTAGATGTCCTGTATGTTGGCGAGACCGTAAATATCACAGGCGCAGGATCTAAGCACAATGGATCTAAGACAATTACTGGTCGCGATACTCACTCAATTACTTATGCCATAACTGGCAACAACAACGCGGTAACACCACGCCACCCGATCAACCCTTACGGCCGCCTTGCCGCCGAGACTTACCTTGATCCTTCAACAATTCCAGCAATTCAAGAAGCTGCGCTAATGATTAGCATTGACATCTGGCAGAGCCGCCAAGCGCCTTCGAGCGGTGGCGTTACAGTTGACGGATACGCTCCAAGTCCTTACCGCATGGGTAACACTTTACTTGCCCGCGTTCGTGGCTTACTTGCACCTTATCTCGATCCGCGTAGCATGGTTGGCTAACCATGGCAGCGATCTCAACTCTTCGCGCAACTATTGCAGCAGCGCTAGTCGATAACACTAAGTATTCAGTATTCTCATTCCCACCTGCTACACCTATTGTCAACAGCGTAGTTCTTAGCCCGGCAGATCCGTACATCACCCCGACTAACAACAGCCGCAACACAGTCGCGCCTCTTGCTAACTTTAATATCAACATCTTCGTGCCACTCCTGGACAACGAAGGTAATCTAAATGGAATTGAGGACATGCTAGTTGCAGTATTTAATAAACTAGCAGCTTCCTCTATCGTCTATAATGTGGGAGATGTGAGCGCTCCAAGCGTTCTCAATGCCGCATCGGGCGATCTACTGACTTGCTCCCTGCAAGTCTCAGTCCTAACGAGTTGGAGTTAAAATGACCCTTGAACAATGGGAAAAAGACAACGCAGCGTTCCTGATCAAGATAGGTCAGATCGCTCCAGCAGCACCTAAACCAGCAACTAAGAAAGATGAGGAATAAACCAAATGGCAGTATATCTAAGCAATGGGGTAGTTCTAACTGTTAATGCGGTTGACCTATCAAACCTAGTTTCATCTGTAACTATCAACCGTTCATTCGATGAACTAGAAGTTACAGCAATGGGCGATGCCGGACACAAGTTCGTTAAGGGCTTGGAAGCATCATCTATCACTATCGACTTCTTCAACGATGAAGCATCTGCAAAGACACTTCAGACATTGAACTCAACATGGGGTACAAGCACAACAGTTACAGTCAAGCAGACTTCTGCTATTACTTCTGCAACTAACCCGCTTTACACAATGTCTTGCCTAGTTAACAACACAACACCAGTTAATGGCTCAGTTGCAGATCTTTCAACTCAGTCAGTTACTTGGAATGTTAACGGCACTATCGCAATTACAACAGCGTAATAAATAACTAAGGGGCAAAGCATGGCAAAACTAAAGGTAACAAGGGCAGACGGAAGCGTTAACGAGTACCAGATCACTCCGGCGATCGAGTACGCCTTCGAGCAATATGCAAAGAAGGGCTTCCACAAAGCCTTTAGAGATGATGAAAAGCAAAGCGATGTTTATTGGCTTTGCTGGGAGTCTATTCGTCGGTCGGGTGAAACCGTTAAACCCTTCGGAGAGTCATTCCTCGAAACATTGGCGCGAGTCGAGGTTCTCGATGATGACCCTTTGGAGTAACGCGGGAGTCCTTCACCTATCTCGTTGCTCGTCTGAGCATTGAGACAGGACTCTCGCCCCAAACTTTAATTGAACTAGATCACACGATGTTCAGGACTTTACTACAAGCCCTGAAAGACAGAGCAAAGGAGCAAGCTGATGCCAACAGAAGTAAAAGGCGCAACTAAACTCCGCAAAGCCCTGAGAGAATATGAACCTGATCTAGCCAAAGAAACAACTAAAGAATTAGGCAACTTGCTTAAGCCTATTGCGGCTAAGGCTCGCGGCTTTATGCCAGCAGAGTCACCGCTAAGTGGCTGGGCAGAACGCGCAGACGGTAAAGGTCGCTTCCCTACATATAACCCTTCTATCGCTAAGCGCGGTATCACTTACAAGACATCTCCAAGCCGCCCTAATAATCGCGGCTGGCGTTCGCTCGTATCTTTACTCAACAAGTCTGCAGCTGGTGCTATCTATGAGACAGCAGGGCGCAAGAACCCCGGCGGAAACTTCTCACCTCGACTAGGCGGAGATCCTAAAGGCAATGGCAAGATGCAGGGTCGAGGCATCTTTCGCGCTTGGAATGAGGATCAAGGCAAAACTCAGGGCGCAGTGATTAAAGCCTTAGAAGGCGCAGCCGCTAAGTTCAACGCTAAGACAGGCAGATATAACTAATGGCAACTAATGTAAAAGTAGATATTGCCGCGGAGTTCGTAGGCAGAAAAGCCTTTACCGATGCCGCTAAGCAGACACTAGGACTCAATAACCAGGTTAAGTCACTTGCTAAATCCTATGTTGGTTTATTTACTATTCAGCGCTTGGGTCGATCTGGCTTTAATGCTGCTAAAGCCTTTGCTCAAGATGATAAAGCAGCCAGAGTATTAACCCAGTCCTTAGACAACCTAGGCTTAGCCTTTGCAGATCCTTCTGTCAAAACCTTTATCGCTGATCTTGAAAGACAATTCGGTATTCTCGATGATCAACTTCGCCCAGCCTTTCAGCGTTTATTAACTACAACTGGCGATGTCGCTAAGAGCCAGAAGTTACTGCGCACAGCCCTTGATCTATCAGCAGCTAGTGGCTCAGATGTTGTGTCCGTTGCAGCGGATCTATCTAAGGCTTATGTAGGGCAGACTCGATCACTTGCTAAGTACGGTATCGGGCTAACACAAGCAGAACTCAAGGCTATGTCCTTTGAGCAAGTCCAGACAAGAATTAACGATCTATTCGGTGGACAGGCGCAAATCTCAGTAGATACTTATGCTGGATCACTTGATAAGTTAACTGTTGCAGCCGCTAACGCTCAGGAGACTATTGGTAAAGGCTTGGTCGATGCGTTATCTATTTTAGGTGGCGGTGGTCAAGGTGGGCTAGACAACATCATCTCAAAGATAGACACAGCCGCGAACGGTATTGCTGCCTTTGCTTCAGGCGCGGCTAAAGCCTTTAAATTGCTCGACACAGTTCTTGACCTGCGATTTACTGCTATCCCAGCGATCTTTGCAAAACCTGCTTCTCCTGCAACTATTACTCCAGCAGTTACGGCAGAACTTAGAAAAGCAGCAGTTGAGAAGGCATCAGCCAAGACTCGCACCGCTTTGCTTAAGACAACTAAAGAGCAGACTAAGGCGATCAAAGAGCAGACAGCGCTTCAAAGGGCTGGCACTTTATTCGATATTCAGCAGACTCAGATCATCGCTGCGCTTAAAGGCGATGTCTCAGCTGAGGAACGCAAGCGCCTAGAACTACAACTGGCTATCTTGACCGGCAATACTTCAGAAGCATCTAAACTTGCTGGAGAACTAGCCAAGTCTCAAGGACTATCACAACAATTAGCAGCCTATCTAGCGAGCCTGCCAGATGCTAAGAACCCATTCACAGCATGGAAGTCTTATCTCGACATGATCGAGGCTCAAGTGGCTCGTATTGCAGCAGGTAATGTTCAAGCAGTTCCAACATCTATGGCTTCTGGCTATGGCGTAACTGGTCAGCAATACTCGCTGCCTCAAGGATCAACAATGACAAGCGCAGCGGGCGTAGAGTTCACAGTTAATGTCAATGCTGGTTCAATTATTGCTCAAGAACAGCTGCAAGATGTTCTCCGCGATACTTTGCTCGATGCTTCACTATCTGCCAAGTTCGCTTCGATCTTCCGTCAAGGCGGGTCATTCGGGCCATGACCTTACCTGCACAGATCTCTGTATCCTTCGACTTTACTAGCGGCGCTACCTTTGGCTATCCGTTCACTATTGGCGATGAGAAGTACGGCGTTCTGGGCGTTGGTACTTTGGCTTCAACGACTACTCCAGAGCCTACCGTCGATCTAACTCCTAATGTAAGACAGATCAGTATTAAGCGTGGTCGCAATATCATGCGCGATACTTATGAGGCTGGATCTGCAACTATCCGAGTCTTAGATCCAAACTCTGACTTTAACCCTCAGAATGTCAACTCGCCTTACTTTGGCTTCTTAACTCCGCTTCGCAAGTTGCGTGTCTCGGCAACCGTAGGCGGCGTTGGTTATTTCTTATTTTCTGGCTATACAACAGACTACAAGTACACCTACCCACAAGGGCAAGAGACAGGTTATGTCGACATAATCTGCTCAGATGCTTTTAGACTAATGCAACAGGCGGGTATTACTACAGTTGCAAGCGCCACAGCTGGGCAAGATACCGGCACTCGAATTGGCAAGATCCTAGATCAAGTCTCATGGCCGGCATCTATGCGCACTATCGACACAGGTAACACAACCTGCATAGCCGATCCTGGGACTTCTCGCACCGCGCTCGATGCCCTAAAGAACGCAGAGTTCTCTGAGCAGGGCGCGTTCTATATCGACACAGAAGGCACAGCGATCTATCTAAACCGTACCAATGTGATCAAGAAGTACGGCGAGACTCCGATCGAGTTTAACCAAACTACAGGTATTCCTTACACCAACCTGACATTTGCCTTTGATGACAAGTTAATTATTAACTCTGCTGGCATGACCCGCTACGGCGGCACTCAGCAGGTCTCAGAAGACTCAGCTTCTATTGCTAAGTACTTCCCGCACCAGATCAACGAGAACAACCTAGTACTCCAGACAGATGCCGATGCGCTTAATGTGGCAAAGATATATGTGGCAACTCGCAAAGAAACCACGATCCGCATAGATGCCATGACTGTCGATCTACTTGACCCAGATGTACCAACTGCAACAATGCTGGATCTGGACTACTTCTCTAATTTAAAGATCACAAATGTTCAGCCTGACGGCTCGACCATCGTTAAAACTTTACAGGCGCAGGGACTCTCATGGAACATCACGCCAAATGCCATGTCCTGCACTGTTACAACTCTCGAACCTATAGTCGAGGGCTTCATCATCGGAAGCGCAGTATCAGGTATAATCGGCACTAGCATAATGGCGTATTAGGAGAATATAAATGGCAACAGGCTTTCCAGCAAGCACAGGCGATGTCCTAAGCGCGGCTATGTACAACGGACTTACCTCGTTCACCGTAGGCGCAGCTAACACGAACGACTACACAGCAGTAATTGGTGATGCTTACCAGACACTAGAGATCATGAACAAGGCAACCGCTATTGCCTTCAAGATCCCTACCAACGCAAGCGTAGCCTTTCCTATTGGGACAGTAATTACCGTCCTCAACATTGGCGTGGGTACTTGCACTATCTCGGCAGTAACACCCGGCACAACCACAGTTCTTTCAGCAGGAGCAGTAGCGGCAAGCCCTACAGTTGGTCAATATAAATCAGCAGCGTGTATCAAGACTGGCACAGATGCTTGGTATGTAGTCGGTGCTATCGCATAATGATCGCTAATTGCATAACTGGTATTCACAGCAGAGTTACACCTGCAACTGTAACTGGTGGAACTCTTTACACATCTGGTGGATACAATTATCGAGTATTTACGGCTAATGGCACTTTAGGTGTAACAGGCGGCACTATAACTGCAGACATCTTGGTAATTGCTGGTGGCGGTTCAGGCGGTAGCGACATCGGCGGTGGCGGTGGAGCAGGTGGTCTCCTTGGTTTTACAAGTCAAGTCTTAAGTGGAAATAGCACAATAGTTGTGGGTGCAGGCGGCGCTGGAACTTCATTCCCTGCTGACGGATCGCAAGGCGTTAACTCATCATTCGCTGCTTTAACTGCCTCTGTCGGCGGCGGTAAAGGTGGAACTGGTGGCAACGCTGGTGGAACTGGTGGATCAGGCGGTGGCGCTCGAGGCGCTGGTGCAGCAGGAAGTGCTACGTCAGGACAAGGTTTCGCAGGAAATAATGGAACATCACCAAGCGCAGGCGGTGGTGGTGGTTCAGCAGAGATCGGCTATAAAGGAACAACTAATACACAGTCAGGTGCAGGTGGTAATGGTTTAACCACTTATTCATCTTGGGGCTTAGCAACCACAAC